CATGCCTTCTGCTTGTGCTTCAAACAAACCTGATGCTTGCATGTCTAACAATTGTTGATCTGTTAATTGATTAATTTTATTTCCGTATTGATCAGCAAGATTTTTAGCATCTGCCATTTGTTGTTGATTAATTAAAGATTGATTGTAAGCTTGTTGTGCTTGTGCGTCTTGTAAATCTTGATAAGTTACTGTCCCATCATTGCCGCCAGTATCTGATTGACCAGGTAATGTTTGATTTAGATAATCACCTTCACCAGATTCTTCTTGTACTTTTGTATCAACAATAGGTGAACCACCTATTACAACATTAGAACCAAAATTTTGTGATGGAGGTAAACTGGTTATACCAGACCCTCCAGGTCCATAAGTAGTTCCAGTGTTATAATCCGCGTGAGGATTAACCATGTTTAAATAGAGTAAGGTAGTAGTCTATCGTAAAATCTTTTAGATCTTATACTATTTGGATTACCTTCATTTAATTGTTCAGTAACAAATGATGCTGCATCGTTTGCACTACCAAACATGTTTACTCCAGGTGCATTAGAATCCATATCTCCATACATTAATTGACTTGTTAAGTTGTTACCAAAATTAAATGGAGTCATACTTCGTTTCCTACCAACTACATTGTAAAAACTAGGGTTAATATCAATGTATTCTTGTTCGTTTGGTAGAATGTCCATTACTGGATCATAGTCTGGATTACCAGCTATAGATCCTGGTGCTGGATACATTTCGTCACGATAAGGATTGTACGCGTCAGGGTCTTCTGCTCCAGGAAAAGGAGGTTTATCTTTTCGAACTATGTTAGGTCCACCAAATCCTGGTTCACCGTAAAGTAAATCATTTTCTGGATCAGCTCCTAATCCCATTGCATCATAATCAATTCCTGATTCCATTCCTGCATATGGTCTTAAATCTACTCCAGGTTCACCTGGTAGTATTTCGTTTAACATATCTGGCTCGTTATATGACACACCACTTACACCTCTATCCATAGCATCTTGTGCAGATGCATTTACCATGTTTCTATATACTGAACCAGTGCTAGCTGCGTTATTAATAAATGACATACCTGTGTCAAATTTATCTTTGTCTTCAGACATTGATCTTAAAAAATTAGTATTCATAAAACGACCTTTGTCGTTATTAGGGTCAAAATAATCTTTAATCATTTTGTCACTTAAACCAGCCATTTTAAAATAGTTTTCTGCCTGTCCTAATTCTTGTCCTTTTGCACCTTCTGCAAATAATGCAAATTGTTTTGATTCTCTATTAGGAAATACTGAATCTAAATATTTGTGATGCATTTGATTATTAGAAATACTTTCACCCATGCCTCCTAATAAATTCATTACACCACCAGCAATACCTGGCATATTCATTTTATTATTTACACCACTAGCTAAATTTTTTGCTGGGTTAATAACTAAGTCTGTTGCCATTTGTCCGGCATCTTGAACTATACCTGGCACAGATCCACTTTGTTGCATTTGTTCTTCGTCACTTAATTGTGGATTTAATGCAGTGCCTCTAATTGCAGCAGATCTATTATCTATTGCCGGTTTCATGTTTATGGAAGTAATGCCCATGCCAGATGGGTTAGGATTACCGAAACCGCTAGCGGCGTCAACACTTGATCTACCGGTTCCAGTATTTGTTCCGTAACCATAACCTGCATAATTAGGCATGCTACCATAAAATGATTGTCCAGAAGGTCGGTTGGTATTTTTTGTTAAAAATGGACCAGTTGTACTGTCTCCTTTATTATACCTAAAACCACCACCACCGGATATGTCTTGTTTATTAAAATAATCGTATATTGACGCCATATTTACCTCTTTTAATCTAGCCCTAGATTAATGATTGAAGCACAAGAATAACGACTACGGCAACGATACCAGCTTTAATCCAGTCTTTCATTCCCCAGTCACTCCATTCTTTGAGATGTGCCCAAAGATCTGATAATAACTTCATGTTTACCTCCTAATGTATAGTTGGTTTTTGATGAGTATAAACCCCATCAATAATTTCGTCGGCTACTATAAACGATTCAAGCATAACTTCAAAGACTTTTTGTGCTTCTTCAGCACCTAAAGCGTTTATATACAAATTTCTGGTTACAGCAGCCAAACCAGCTGCAACTAATAGCTGATCTTCAGCTTTGCCGTTAATTTCGTTTAAGGCAAATTCTTCTGCTCTTTGCATAACTTTAGCTATTTTGTCTAGTTTTGTTACCATCTACTCTGTTCCTATTATTAGCTATTCTTTCGTTAGCTTTGTTTCTGCTATCTTCTCTTAACACGGCCATACTTTCTTTTATCTCTCCAGCAGTTTCTTTACCTTGTTCTTTTAACATACCAAAAGATTCTTTCATTATACCCATGTCTTGATCACTTTGCATCTTTTCTCTCTGTAAGTCAAGCTTTTCAGATTCAACTGCAGTTCTCATAACTGTATCTGTTTCTGCTTGTTGTGCTTTTTGCATTAACTCTGCGGCTTTTAGATCTATCTCTTGTTGTTTTAATTTAACAAGTGGATCTTTTTCTTCTAATCCACTTCTTTGTTGTTCTTCTGCAGCCATCTGTTTAATTAACTGTGCTTCAAGAGTTGCAATTGCAGATTCTTTTTTATCCATGTATTGTTTTTGCATCATTTGCATCTGTTGTTGTATCTGCGGATTTTGCTGTGCTTGTTGTTGCATAGCCTGCATCTGTTGTTGAAATTGTTGTGTTTCTTTTGCCATTTGTTGTTCTATTTGTTCTGCAGCCATAATTGCAATATGTTGTAAAAGGTGTGCTTCCATCATTGCATAAAGTTGCGGATTAATTTGCACAGGTCTTGTAAACATAAATTCTGCATGTGCCTCTACGTGTGCTTTGTGATTTTGTTGCGGAAAAGCTTTTGGTTGCATACCACGCATAGCTTCTGAATTTTCTATAGCAGGGCTTTTTGGTGGTGGATTACCTGGATCTGGTTTTAACAACGCATCAATATTATCTACATCTAATGCTTGATACACTCTTCTATATGCTTCACGTAAATTATGTAATGCAGGATTAGCAATTGCTAATTGTAATTGTTGCTGTGCTAACATAACACGTTGTGACATAGAAAATATATTTGGATTAGATACAGGTAATATGTCTACACGATCATCAAAATCTGTAGCTTTAATCATTCTGTTACCACCTCTTACTGCGTAAGGATATTCTGGTGGTAAAAATAATTGTATACATTTAGCTAATAAATTAAACTCTGTTGCTTGTGCATAATGTAATCTTTTATGTATGGCACTCATAACTTTTGTACCACGTTCTAATAATGCTAATGTTGTGCCAACAGGGTTTTGTTCGTTACCCTCTCCCATTTTCATATCTGCAATTGCAGCAAATGATTTACCAGCGTCAACACAAAAACCTAACAATGCAAATAAAGTTTGTGATGGTTCTCTGTATGGTAATGGTAACAGTGATTCTTTTATTGATTGTCCTGTAACATCTACATCTCTAAATTCTCCTGGTTGTAAAGGTTGATCATGGTCACGTATACGCATACCACGAGCTTTAAAACCTGCTGGCAGATTGGCAAGAGTGCCTGCATCAATTAACTGTCGCAAAACACTTGTTGCAGTTCTTGACAATCCACCTAACATGTGGATTAAGCCAAATCCATAAAAGCCTAATCCTGGGAGGAATTTGTAATGAGTAAAATAATCTATTCTTCTTCTAGCAGGATCTTGTTCCTTGTAGTTTCTTCTAATAGATAATACTTCATTACTGTATTGATCAATTGTAATTATATACGGTAATTTAATACCTTGTGGATCTTCAAATCCCGGCACATCCATATCAACATGCATTTCTAATAATGTATGTGTATCTTCACCATTAGGTGATTCATCGGAGACACCTTCTAGCTCATTAACTTTTTCTATTACGTCACTATTAGTAGATACACTGCCAGAGGTAATTGCTACATCTCTATAAAAACCACTTACTTGTTGTTTACGCAATAAGTTACCATCAACTTTTGTTACGTGTGTAATTCTAACTGCATCCTCTAAAGATGACGCATTGTAGTTTACAACGCAATCTTCACTAGACACAAATTTTGATACAGGTCTACCAAATTGACCATCATAGTATGTTTTTTTAAATGCAGAACCAGACAACGGTAAATAAAATAATAATTGATCCATGTCTGGATCATATTCTTTCATTACATGAGTAATCATGTAATTCATGTAATCTTTTACACGTTTTGCTTGTTCTTCTACTGGTGGTGTAATTTCACCAATAATTTCTGTATTTACAGGTCCTGATGGTGGTAATAATTCTTTATATGCTTGCGCTTGAAATTGTGTAACTGATTCTGCTAATAATGGATGTATAACGCCACTGGCACCTTCAAAAGGTTGAGTTCTGTCTTCATACTTAAATCCAAGCATGTCTAATCCTTTTACATAAGAATCTTCCCAATCTTTTCTTGAATCTTTGTCTGATTCAAAAGATCCTACGCAATCGTCTGACAATTTTCTTAATTCATCTGGTTCTATATAGTCTGCTAAGTTAGCATCAAATGGAATGTTTTGTTGATCTAATTGTTGTGTACCATCTTCAATTATTTCAACGCTTCCATCTTCTAATTCGTTAATATTAGAATTTTGTGCGCCAGGCATTTGTATATCTGCACCTTGACCGCCTTCTATGTTTAACCCACCACTTAATTCTTCTATTGCCTTCTCGATAGATCCTGCAGAAGGCATTCTTGATTTAATAGCCATTTTATCCCCTTACCACGTTTCGCTTAACAAATCCACCCTTACTATAAACTGGTATGGTAGAACTTCCAGGATACTTCACACCTGTGTTAAAGTTTCTTAACTCAATTAATGGAATCTTTTCCCATGTAAATCCATTTCCGTCAACTATTGTTGTGTCTGTAAACTTAAATCCACTCTTTTTAGCAATTCTTTTCATTGCTTTTACTCCTATCTCATCGTAAAATTTATCTCCACCTTTAGGTATGTTACCATGTGCTTTTTTCATCTTGCCTGTAGATAATGCAATACCATCGTAACCAGAATCATCTGCCATTTTCATTAGTCCTTGTAAAAATACTTTTGCATAGTTTTCTGATTTTTTAAATGGTGCTTCTTGATGCATTTGACCACTAGAACCTGTAGTTCTTGCTTGATCTTGTACTTTTTTCTGTAATTTTTTAACATCTTCTACTAATTTCTTCATTGCACGCTCAATATTTGCTAATTCAGCTACATTTTCTGGTGCTTCACGTTCTGCACGTGGTAAAGCAAGGATATTGTCTTTTCTAAGTCTTGTTGACTCTAAAGTTTGTCTTTTTTTGTCTAATTGTGACGCAAAATCACCCATTTCTGCTAAAACATCACCTTTATCAAGCCTTGGAGCATAAATATAGCCCTTTTGTGCAACATTTTGGTGTAAATCTGACTGTACTTCTTCCATAAGTAGTATTTTTCGGCCATTTTCGTCAATTCTTTCACTAAATCTACCCCATCCAAATGGTGCATTACCGCCTTTTCCTTCAAAACCCTCGTCAGAAAAATGTCCAGATGCATATGGTTTCTCTCTAGACCTTGTGGCACCAGTGTCAAAGTTGTGATAGAATTTTAACTCACCGTAACCTGACCCACCAGGTATAAATTGTGCACCATCATGAGCTGGTGACTTTTTACTTTTGTAAAAAAATCCTCTACCGTCAGCCATGTCACCCATTCTGTACAACATTTTCTTTGTCCAAAAAGGAATTGGTACATCTGCAGTCATAACTTCTCTGTCAAATACATTTAACGCTTGGTATAATTCATTAAAGGCTTGATCTTCTGGTATGTTTTTAGCTTGCGCTAATTTTGTAACATCTTTTGCAGGAACTAAATTTTTTAAAATATTAAAATGATCTTGTTTTACAATTTTATTTGTACCATGATATAATTTTGGAAAAGTGTTTCCCCAAATGTCATTAAATTTAGAACCTGTGTATAAATCGAAACTTCTACCACCATAACTTTTTTTCAATAACGGTATCATGTTATCACCATCTTGAATTTGTGCTCCTTGCATGTTGTCAATTAATAATCTTCTTATCTTCATACCTGTTGCATCTTGTGGAGGTTGATGAAGTCTAGTTAACAATGCAGGATTGTCAGAAAACAAATCAAGTTCGTTAGATTGACCATAAGCTGCATTTCCTCTTAATTCTCTAGTTCTAAGTAAAGTATTAGTTAAATCTTTTACGCCACGTGATACTGGTTCTGCCATTGCAATGTCCATATCAATTTTAGGCATCTCTTTATTATACAATTCTAATAATTCTGTTTTAGATAATTTTCTTTTAGCATCTTTTTTTGAAATATTTTCTAATAATGGCCCTAAACCAAATTCGTCTAGTTCTACATCACTAACACCTTGTTTATTTTTTATTGTGCCAAGCCATTGCTTTGCAGGTAAACTTGTTTCTGGCATATCTTCTATTGCATCAATAGTAGAAAGAAACATTGCAGGTTTATCTTCTGGTGCTTGTGATATTGCAACGTCTGTTGCTTTTCCTGGTGTGCTTTTTTGTTTAAGTATATCACCAACACGAGCCACGGCCCTCGGCACTTTTTTCATTTGTCCAAATAATTTTGCTGCACTAGCCATACCACCAACAACAAATTTTTGTCGATCAATACTTTCTTGTGGGTCTAACAATGGTAATCCTTTTGACATAGGTCCTTTTTTTGGCGGCACTGTATCAGTTAAATCATCATCTATCAAGCCACCTTCTTTGTGTCCAAATGGTTTAAGGCCTGGGACCATGTTGTATGTATCTTCAATATGTTGTCTTGAATCTACACCTTTTGCTGAAGCTGGAGGTAATTCTAATTTATAATTTTTCATTTGATCTTTGTATAAACCAGAATATTCGCCATCATATCTTTTACCATAAGTATCAAATCCCATTTTCTTTTTGTTGTAAACTTTACTTTCTAATCCAAGATTAGTCATATCTTTTTTTATTTTACTAATAAATTCATCAGCTTTTTTTAAGTCTGCATCTCTTCTTTTTTTACTAATCATTCCATCTTTGTAAGCTTGGTTAATTAATTTTTTTTCTGTAAGATAACGATACAAATTATTTTCATAATGTTTGTGATAAGAATTGTTTCTTACGAAATTAGACATAATGCCAGGGACATTACCTGTTTTAAATTGAGTTCTAAAATCTACCATGTAATTTAACTCTGGCGGAACTATAAAATCAGGATGGATTAATAATCCAGGATTTCTATACATAGATCCGTGTCTTTTTACGCCACGTTTTACATAATCTAATAAATGATCAGTGTTTGCAAAATTACCTTGTCCTCTTTTATAGACATTAAACTGTTTACTTGTTTCTACTAAATCATTATCTCCAATAGCATCATTAAGATTTTTTATTGCATTTTTATCTAGCCCTCTTACCATGTCTTGTGCAGTATGTAATCTTGCCATCATTACAGGTTTAAGACCTGTAGCTTTTTCTCCTACTGATTGTCTATTACTAGAACCTCCTGTGTAATTTTTTTGCATAATAGCTTCTATGCCTTTTCTAGGTCCTACAAAATTTGGATCATAATTCCCAGACGATCCACCAGCTGCTGTGGTATTAATTTGACCACGCATTTTATTTTTAAAAATTTCTTTGTCTGTAAAGGGAGTTCTTTCGTAATCTAATTTAGTTATTTTTGATCCATCTTTAGCAAGAGTTGGTATTCTTTTTGCTAATTTAGGAGCGTTAGCTGCTAATCGTAAAATGCCAACAACCATTAGTCAAATAAACCGTAATAAGATCCTGCAACAGGAAGTGCACCTATACCTGTAGCTGCAGCACCTTTTTTACTAAAAAGATTGCCACTAGCACCTTGTAAGAATGATCCTATTTTTGGAAGAATACCTTTTGCTTGTCCAACTTTGGAAAATGATCCTGGGTTTAATGCAAAACCGGCTGCAGGTATTGAAGCAATGTGGCCAAATGTTTTTGATCCTTCATCACCGTAAAGAGGTGTGTTCATTGGGTCACCTGTAAATCCTTGGGCATCGAGAAAAGTACCAATTGATTTTCTATTTAAGTATTCGTAATCATCGCCGCTACCGCCAACAATTCCTGATCCACCAATATTAAAAGGTGAGTTAGCAATCATTGCGCCTCGGCCATCTTCGTCTATTTTATATATACCTAGTCCAGGTATTTGTATGTCATCATACTTTGTAAATGCAGTGTTAATTTGCATTGGTAATTCTTTAAAATTTTTTATGTAATAGTTATCATCGTCTTCGTAAAAATCTTGACCTACTAAAAATCCTTCATCTCTATATACTTGTTCTAAATGTTTTACTTGTTCTGTAACAGCATCTGCTACTTCTTGGTTGCCTTTGTATTTTTCTACAAAATCATTTACGTTAGTTATGTTTAAATCTAAAGTTTTGTTTAGATGATCAACTATCTTATCTTGTGTTAACACATAGTTATTTGCATAGTCAGCCATTGCGTTTGCAAACTCTTGATCATTTTGTGTTTTAGATATTGTCATAAAATCATCTCTACCAAGTTCTGAACTACCTAGTGTGGAAAAGAAATCTACAAATCCACTGTACTTAGAACCATCATTATATGAATTAAATCCAAAAACTCTTTCTGCAGCTGGTAAGGTTGATAAAGCACCCTCTGTAACAAGTTTTGCTGTATTATAAGCACCAAATCCTACATCTTGTGCAAAGTTATAATTATCACCATCATTGTCAGGAATAAACTGTTCGTCTATATTTGCATTATCTGCACTGCTAACATCATAATCTTCTAGTTCTTCAGGCGTGCTGGTTTCTAATTTAAAACTTTCATTAGGTTTAAATTTTTCATCATACCTTTGTCTTAACATTTCAATAGACATTAATAATACTTCCTCCTAGAGTTTACCTCTATTGGTTCATCCGCAAAATCATCCTCTAGTTCCACGAAATAACCTTGTCGATAACGCATTAATGCTTGCGTCATACTATCGACATAATCGTCGTGATCTCCAAAAGGGAAAGCTGCACACTCCTCGATAACTTCTTCTGCCCAACGTCTACCTACAGGTGCATAGACTGCTCCTGATTCAAATATAGGTGCGACACTATTTACTCTAGAGTGTTTATCATTCCCTTTTGACGGTGTAAAGTTAATTACAGGTATACCTGCTTTTTGTAACTCATGCGTCAATGGGAGACCACTTGCTTTTGCTTCTACTAGGATTAATTCTGGTTCCCAGTAAGAATACTCTTCTTGCGCTTTTGCTTTTAACTCTGGAAAGTTCCATCTTCCACGTTTTGCATCAAGAAGAATTATACACGGCCTACCTCCTTCGTTTGGTGTAAATACGCCCCACGTTGTAATAGCCGAATAATCTGATGTTGTTTTTGCTGTAAATGCTGTATCGTACGATTGTATTACGTACTCTAATTGTGGTATTTGTTCTTTGTCCCAATCTTGCCACCACTCACGTTTTATAAGTGCACCCTCCTCGGCCACGGGATTTTGCATCCATTGTGCATTCCACTTGGCTGTAGGTATAGATGCTTTGACACCTAATAAACCTTCCATTGACCAAAAATTACCCCACATAGGTTTTTCGTTTATAATTGCAGGAAACTCTACTACTTCCCATTGATCCGCCATAGGATCTTTACCCTGGGCCTCGAGCAACTTACCAGTAAGATCTTTTATTGACCAACGAGTCATGACTATAACAATCGAGCCGCCAGGTTGTAAACGTTGACGTGGACCGGATGTGTACCACTCGTAATGTGATTCTAAAACGGTTGGCGAGAGAGCATCCTGCTCAGAATGAGGATCGTCAATAATAAGTAAATCGGCACCACGACCAGTAATAGCACCCCCAACACCAGCAGCAAAATACTCACCGCCATGATTT